CCTTTGGAATTCACAAGATTGTCAGCGGTTGCGTTGCTTGACTTGATAGGGTTGATCGGGGCTGGTGCCTTGCTTTTTACCACAGATCTCTCAGGCTTGCTAGTTTCAGATTTCTCAAACTTTGCTTCCAGCTTGCCAATAGCTCTCAACGCTTGAGCCGGCGTTAAATCATTAAAAGACCTGGCCTGATCTTGATTTGATGCAAGGTGATACAGGATTTGTGGTCCCACGTCTGACTCTAATATCGCGTCCCGAATGTGATTCGGCACAACAACATCGCTCGACGACACCATCTCATCAAAATCGCTAATCTCAGCCTTTGCCGCCTCGAGCCGCTTGGTCCAAGTCTGCACGACTTTCGCCTGTTGCTCTTGCGCTCGCCTTTCTGAATCCTGCCGATCTCGCTCTTTCAGTGCCCTTTCAGCGCTAAATTCAGCCAACGCTTCTGCATATTCAAAAGCATCGGTAAATTGATCCGGCGTGGGCTTGGCATCAGCAACCGGAGCCTGTCTAGGCGCCTGTCCTTGCTCCAAAGCCGCTAACCGTGCTTCCAGCGCTTCCCTCGCATCACGCTCACGCTGGGCGTCTGCCCTGGCCTGTTCGCGCTGCTTTGTCAGCTCTGAAAACCGCGCCTTTAGCTTGCTTGGTTTACCTTCGTTTTCTGTAGCTGGTGCTTCATCTTCTGCTTCTGGCTCATTCTCAACCTCAGATTCGATTGGCTCTGCTTCTTCAGCAGCCTCAACCTCACCTTCGGGAGCTAAGTTCAGTTTTTGTGCAAAAAATTCGGCCTGATTCTCTGATGTGATGACCGTAGTCGATTCGCGCTGTTCTGACATGGTTACCCACGGATTTTCCCGGTGAAACGCGCCGGTACGATTGCGCTTATATAACCCGTTTTTGAATTGATGTCAAAGACTAAGTTGTAAACGGTGATTGGCCCTGATCAATGTCCGACACAGCAAACTCTGCTGCCATCATTTGCTCGGCATTGCGTCGCTCAATTTCTTGAGCCAATGCGTCGATAGGCATATTGTGGATTAGCAGGTTTACCAAAGCATCAATCTCGGTCTTGTTCTGACTCGTAATCGACCGAGTGTTTTGGTCATTGACCCTGACTTCGGCCATTGTCTCGGTGTTATGCGCTCGAGCGGTGACATCCATGAGCTTGCGCTTGTTAGCGCCTTCTTCTTTGATTTGCGCCACTTGACCACGGTTGTTGATCTCGAGCTGCATCGCTTGCATCTGCTGTTGCATTTGTTGCATTTGTTGCTTGGCCTGTGCAAGCTGCATCTGGACCTGCGGCGGTATGTCTGATTTCTCATCAATCTGCGCCAACGGATTAACCGCTGCCAGCCGGTCGGCAATGATCTCGGCACCAGGGAAGTCCATCTGTCGGAATACCAGATCACCGGCAGCTTGGAACAGCTCTGGGCTAGAGCCGATGAGCGGCATCATTGCATCGACCGCTTGGATGCGCCGTGATGCGTAGCCAGGACCCGTGTCCATGCTCACGTCGTACTCGCCAACCGTTACGTCGTTCAAGACTCTCCCAACTTGGGAGGCTTCATTGATGGTGATTAAGTCTGGCTTGCCATCAACGCCGATGATCCGCATAACGCGCTCGGAGTCGTAGATTTTTGGAATCAGATCAAGAATGATGCAACCAGTGTGGGCAATAGATTTGGTCAAATTATCGTAGTAGTGATAATTCGTCATATCCATTTGCTGCTGCTGACCATTCAGCGCTTTGCCGCTGATATTGCCGGTCGGCAGTTGGCTTGGATCGAAGACGCCAACGACCTGTTTCAAATCGATGCTGACCGACTCGGCAGCAGCCATGATCCCAGCAGGTGGTGGTTCGGGTTGCAGACGGGTCGGAACCGGCGCCTGGCGTCCTTCAATGTCGGTCTGCTTGTATCGCAGCACTGGCGTGGCTTTGATGTTAGCCGCTGCCCACTCAGTCTCATGACCCTCGTCCTGACCTTCAGCCAGCAACCATTTGGCTTTTGGCGCCAGAGCAATCGCCTCGGTCATCGAGGTCTGCCAGAAGTTGTACATTTTCTGAGGGTCTTTGGCGTAACGCACCAGACCGTACTTGATTGACTTGCTATCAATCACGATCCGACCACCGTAGACCGGCACGACTGGAATGTATTTGCCTGGCCAATCCCGCTCTTCAAGAATCTCCATTGCGGTTAGCTTGACCCACTTGACGACCTTCTTGTACGAGTCCCGTTCGCCAACGATCTCAAGACCATTCGCAGCCATAAACTCTTTGCTCGGCAGCTGGTCTTTGTATAGGCGTGACTTGTCGTTCAGCAGGTAGAGCTTTGCCGGCGTGCGCTCGACATAGAAATATTCGGCAATCCGAATATCTTCCTTGGTAACCCACTCAGGGTTGCTATCGCCGCCGCCTCGAGCGCTGAAGTTGCCGCCATCGTAGGCGTTTGGGTACAGATCTCGAAACTTATCCTTGCTCATGATCGTCGTGATCAAGCATTTCTCTTGGTCAGAACCGTCCAGGGCCGTGCTGTTGGGATCGAAGTAGACCGAAAACGGGTTCTCGATTGACTCGATGTAGATCTCTTGGTCAAAGGAGTCAGGAGACGTGTAATCGGTGACGATGCGCCAGTATCCCCAACCCATCCTGACAGCGTACTCAAACGCCTTGTCATAGGCGCTATCGGCGTCGCTGTTGATCTCAATGTGCCGACAAATACCCTCGACTACTTGCGCCGTCTCTTTGTCTGCATAGCTGTTGCATGGATGCACCTTGATGCGCGGACGCTGCTGGCGCTGCTGGTTGGCGATCTGCCGGCAATAGGCATCGAGCTTGTTGATGGTCAAGCACGGCCTGGCTTCAAGGTTCCGGCTGTTCTGTATCTCAACCGGCCATTGGTCGCCGCTGACAAAGCGCAGATCGTCTAGCGCGTCGCTACGGTTGACGCTATCGGCTTCGCTAGCCAGACGCAGGAATTGCATCGCGCTTGCAATGCGGGAATCTTCGCCGTCGTTTTGATAGCTCGCCATGATTAGCTCATCCAATTAGTCGGTAATGTAAACGTCTGTTGTTTCTTGCGTTGCTTAGGTTCGTTGACCATCAGTCCGATGTATCGGAACGCATCTGCGCCGTGCGAATAATGGTCGTGAAGGGGGGATTTTGAGAATCCACCCGTCTCTGGGTCGACTTCGTAGCGGTAATGGCGCAGACAGGTAAGACCTTCTGAGCACGCATCTCGGTCGAACCAACAGTTGTTGAAAATAGTTCGCGCAGCATTGATAGAGTCAGCAATTGGCACTCGAGGAATGATCCGGGTTTTGTATCCAGCCGCTCTGACAATCTCCTCAATGGATTTACCAGCAGCGGCAAGCGTTTTATTCTCGGCGTCGTGCGGAAGCCACAACGTGTCGTAATGGTATCCAAACGTCTGCAATTGCGCTAGGTAATAGCTAATTGTCTTTTGATTGTCCTCCATGTAACGCAACAAGCGCGTTTCCATGCCGACAAACTGCAAGAACCAAATTGCAGTGGCATCGGACCATCCAAGGTCAAACACAGCGTGAACAGGCTTGCTAGGATCGAACGGAACCCGTCCGATTCGGCCCTGAAGCTCGGCGTCCTGCATCTCCCTGGCAAACACTGCACCGTCAACAGTCTGCCGACAGATGCCCTCCCAGACCGTGTTGTAAGCCTCTCGATCCCGATCTTTTAGCGCGTCCTTCTCAGCTCTCAACGTCTCTGGGAACCAGGGGTTATCGCTCCAGTTGATCTTAGTGACCACACAGTCAGCAGGAGGGTGCACCACAAAGCGTTGATACGTCTCATCAGTCTCGAGCTCCGGGTTGAAGCTGATCCAGATCTCCGAATCTTGTTTACGGATTGTCGGAATTAGCACATTCCACGACATTCTGGACACGGATTGCGCTTCTTCGACCCAGCAAATGTCAACGCCCTCAAACGATTTGATGTTTGAGACATTGTTTTTGAGTCCAACAAAGAAGAATTCAGAGCCGTTTTTAGCTCTGATTGACGTCTGGGTTATTTCATAGAACCCATGCAATCGCAATGATTCGATCTGATCGCATAAAAGTTTATGCACCGAATCGCGAATTGACGTCTGGAATTCCCGTGCGCAGAGAATGCGCGTTGGCTTCGATGCGCCGATGATGAGCAATGCTCGAGCAATCGCCCAAGACTTACCGCCACCTCGACCGCCGAAGGTTACCTTATACCGATGCTTGTCAAAAAGAACCGATAGTTTCTCAGGAAACTCGGCGTTTGATACGGCATAGTCAAGCTCATTCACTTGGCTTGACAAAGGTAACCTTGATGCCCTCGACCGGCGATCCATCTGGGTTGCTCAGCACGGTCGTGTTGCGCTCGCCCCAACCCATCTGAGCCTTTGACCACCAGATCATCGCCGTGGTGTCGCCAGCCATCGCCTTGTTGTAGAGCGTGTCGGCAATGGAAGCGCTGGCTTTAGCCTTGCCAACGGCCAGCTCGACCTCGTAGTACTTACGCAGCGTCGGAGCGCTGATGCCGATAAGAGCCGCGATCTGATCCTGCGGCAAGCCGAGGCCAGCAGTCTGCTCGACCTTGGCTTTCGACGCATCAGTAGGAACGTGCGGAGGGA